AGCTTCCCAAGACTTCACTAAATCAACATTTAATACAGGAAGTCTCTCTACACCTAATCCAGTATTAATCTCTTTTAGACCCGGACAATGCACCATCGCTAGTGCCGCACGATCTCTCTTCAATGCCAAGTCAACATGAATAAACCTAGTATAATTATCTGAACCATTAAACCATTTCTTGTATGCCCCATCTTCATCTAATGGATCTTCACCAAAATTAAATGCACTCCTAACCAAATCCGCATCTCTAAAGAATGCATCTTCCATATGTGGAGGCTCACATTCAAATCTCGCTCTGGCTTCAACAGGATTCCTAATATATTCAGACTCTAACTGATGTCTTTCAATAGTAGGATTCACTTCCCATGTGGCAGCTTTAATAGCCCATGTCTTTGGTTCATTCTTTTCAATAGAACCATCATACCTTTGCTGAATGAAGTCACCTTTATATCTAGGGAACGACAGCAAAATACATTTACCTATTTCAGGAAAACGCGACATCACAGACAGCTTACTCATGTTGTAAATAGCGGATGCTGAACCCTTAGATCTAACATCACCCTTTAATTCGTTGTCTGTTTTGAAGGCGGAAATCTCATCTAAAATAACTATCATCACTTCATAACCTTCCCACCCCTCTGATTCCGAGTGTCCAGAAAAACATCTAACTGGGCGCGAGAAGAAGAAGATTTCTGATACCCTAGGTTCAAATCCCTGCTCATTGAACCACGGTGACCCAAGTAGCAAATTCTTAAAAGGTTCGAAAAAGACTCGCTGAGCCTGTTGAGCATTAACAGCAAGATTTAGAAGATCAATATATATACCATTAGCTTTGCCATAATAGCCTAAGGGATCCCTTAAACAATGCAACAAGTAGACGGTGTAAGCGAGAGCAATTCTCGCACAATGATCTTTACCAGATCCCTTACCCAGCTGACAAATAACCTCGTTTTGCGTATACTTGTCATAAAGGCGAGTACCTTCTTCTTCGCCATGCAGTTTAATAAGCGTGTCAAGTTTAAGTATCTGTGTACTCATCTTAACAATCTCGGTTTGGATTTCAGACAATGGCGGTAAACCAAGATAACGCCTATCACTTACAAATACGTCCAAAGGCACTGGCTCTTGATCCAATTCATCATGCCTTAAAAGCTTATCTAAAGAATCAAATTCTACATTTAAACCAAAGATGTCACTCATTATTAATTCCTCTCAGACATTATATGAGACCAAATCGTTTCCCCACACTTTTAATTTCACTTTGACATTATATGGGGCATGTTTACTTCCCCACAGTTTCTACTATTTCTGCATCTACTATATCCATATCAGGACTTTCCATTAATTCGAAAGCCAAAGCCAATTCGCTTCTTACTTCTGAGGCGATCTCGGGAAACTTGGAAATAGTATCTCTAAGAATCTTTGACAGAATTTGATTGACAGATTCTGCACGCTGCATTCTGGCAACATACTCAACATCGGCATTGTTGCCACCCAGCAAATGATGCAACTGGGCTTTCTTGGCCGCTACGTCCGCTGCCAACTTCAAAGCTTGCACTCTTGCTGAAATCATACCATGATCTGTAGCAATAGTTACAGTCTCCCATGCTTCCTTGGAGACTTCATCAAACTCTTCTAAAGCTTTTAGAGTATTGTACTGTACCTTTTCTAAAAAGTACGGATCTTCTTCAGACCGCCTGTTCAATAATTGCTTATAATCATTTATATACCGACGCGCCTTGTTGGCTGTAATGTTCATTACCGTCGATATTTCGGATACCTTGTATCCCTTAATATACATCAAGCCAGCCTCTTCGATATCGTCAAGTTCATTGACGATAGAAGACGGCTGACCTGTTTGCGTTGTATCTATTTCTGTAGTCATAGAAAAGTGTGCTGACTGAGCGTTTGCGCCCAGCCAGCACACAAAACCTCCTTAGATTGTGCTACCGCACTCCACACAAGTATCATCGTGTGTGAACATTGCCCCTCCACCGATCTCACACAGGAGATCGCGGTACTCTTGAGTAATACTATAATCATGAGTGCCAACAAATGTAAAGAGGTTCACTACATCATACATTGTTCCTACCCGACCATCCGGTACAGTAGCAAGATAGCGCTCATCAGTTAAGTACCTGATGAGTAGTTCCCTAAGCTTGTTAGGGAGCTTATGCTGCATGCAAAGATTACGAATAGCAGACTCTGCATTCTTAACCTTGTCCTGCTGCATAGCCACTAGTCCATCGACCATCTGCTGAACCTGTATCAGAGCAAGGGACGAAAACTCTCTAGCCTGAGATAAAACACCCTCAGTAGAGTAGCCATCAACCCTAAACTTACGACTCTCAACATTGACAGAAGCGCCATTATCGCAAACCAACCTGTTCAGGAAGGCCTTAAACACTGGACTCTTCTTCCAACTATCATCATAAGCAACTTCAATTCCACCAAACAACACAGACCCACCAGGATCTTCAAATGTCAAATCCGATGAACGTAACTGAACATTAAACTTACCACCATTTAACTGCCAACGATGCACGAATGGCGCCTCACCATCAAAACTATTAACAATCGAAGTCATAAGATCGTCGTGACGGACGTATGGCATGTCCGGACGCATAAACGACCTAACTACCTTGTCCTTGTCCAGCAGAGCGTTATACGGCCTCCTAGCCCCCTCTGAGAGGAAATAATTGATGGTATAGTCTGCCAGTGGATCCGGCATCCTTTCACCGTACTTAGTAGGCACGTCCAACATGTCACATAACTGGTGATAACTACCATTCGTTAAAATAATCTCTTCATCGGAGTCTGTCACAATAGTGTTCTCTTTAGAGATATACTTAGACCTTCCCAAATCCATTTCGATATGTGAAGTATTATCAGCAACGTTACTTAGGTTCTGCATAAGATCACCTAGTTCAATTGCACCTGAGGGAAATTCCCATCCTGTCATTATAAGCTCCTTTCAGCTCTTTCACCACTTCCAGTGTATCACAGTGGAGTAGCGAAATGATGTATTTCGGTAAAATTTCTTTATTTATATTTTATCATAGAATAGTTCCATGAGCGCCACTTTCACCCAAGGACGCAGGAGAAATCCTAACAAACTCAGACTTGGCATGAAACTCGGAGATATTGAACGCACCAGAATAAGACATAGCGCTACGCAACCCATGCTTAATGCTAGTTGCGACATCATGCACAGACCCCTTATAGGCTACATGCCCCTCAGCGCCTTCCACATATTCAGAGCCTGCACCACTAGATGCCATACCCCGATACCCCTTCACCTTCTTGCCATCCACTGTAAACACTTTACCCGGCGCTTCATCTGTTCCAGCTAGCATACTACCAAGCATAACAGCATCCGCACCAGCAGCGATAGCCTTAGCAACATCACCGGGCGTCTTAATGCCACCATCAGCAATGCAAGACACACCTAGATAATCAGCCCTAGCGGCACATTCGATAATAGCCGACAATTGCGGTACACCAACACCAGTATTGACACGGGTCAAACAAGCAGCACCGGGTCCAATACCAACCTTGACACAATCAACGCCTGCACTGGCCATACGCTCCACAGCATCCCCCGTAGCTACATTACCGCCAATCAAACATATATTATATTCATTACGCTCCAAAAAGCATTTGATTTCAGTAATAGCACGATACACATGCAAAGCATCTCCATGAGCGACATCTACAACAATCGCCTTAACTCCCCATTCCGCATACTTTTCAATATCTTCTTTACGGAATTCATCAACTCCAACAGCAACACCGACACGACTATGATAGATAGTCGTCAACTTCTCAATAGTCTTTACCCTAACATCAACGGAAAGGTTCCTATGTAAAATTCCCAACCCACCAAGACCATTCATAGCCACGGCCATATCTTCCTCACACACAGTATCCATGTTCGCGGCAATAATAGGAACGCTCAACTCTAAATGACCAATACTAGTAGATAGATCCACATCTTTTCTACTCATCACATTAGAATACTGCGGCTTAAGCAGCACATCATCAAAACTAAACAGTTCGTCTTTCATTTCAAACTCCCAATATCGATCATATCGTCAATAGTCTTATCCAAATACTGCGCTACCATCTTCTCAATAAGAATCCAAGGTATAACTATATAGTCTTCTGCACTCTCATCGGGATTCTCGAAATGTACAATAACGCCTTTTTCATTGCATCTAGGGCACTCTGATTCACTCATGCAAAGCCTTCTTCAACATCTCAATCAAATCCGTATCGCACTCTCCATCGCATGTCTCTGCATCGGGAAACAACAATTCACACAAAGATTCTTTAATCTTGTCCTTAAACCATTCCCCATCAGTGCATATATCACACCGATGCTCTACCTCAGTGCGAATCTCTTTTTTTTGTTCATAAGTTAGCGGCATTACTGATCTTTCCTTCCCTGTATAAGATTAATGCGATAATAGCGCATGATGCAAGATTCATTGACGAACCCTCTACACCTTCATTCCTCAAATCGCTACCGTTAGCGGCAGCATTCTGCAACCTGACTACTTCATCTCCAGTACGAACCATAGAATGTATAATATTTATAAATATATCATCAGGTACACTATCGTTCGCACTCTTCTTATTGTGCATACTTCCAATATCTTCAAGTATCTTGAAAAATTCTGGATGACCTCTACTCATTTACAGAGTCCTCTCGCTGTAGGCTTCCTTCCGAATTGACACTTAACCCTCTCAGCTTTGCTTCCGCTTCAATAAATTCATCTTTTAATCCATGCAACCTGGTGAATCTTGACTGATAGTTAAACCACCCCTTATCACCTAACCACATTTGCTCATTAGTCTGCTCATACAACTCGTGCATTTGAACATCTTCCAATAGAAAACTCAGAACTCCAAGAGGCATATAAACTACAACATCATAATCATCACTTTTATCATTATCTTCCGCATACCTCTTCAATATCAATTGAAATTCCTGAACAGTATCTTCTACACTCTTGCCGGCAAAATGCTCAATCGTGTTGTAATCATTACGTCGCCTAGGGCAAAAATCATCAACCTCTGTAACAGTTCCATAGGCGCGACACACCATAGGGCGATAACCATAAATAGTGCAACCATCCTCCCAAAATGCGCATTGCAAATCAGTAGATTGCGTATCCGGATCCCAAGACTTATCATACATGCGATCAGTCAAAGCTTCAACACGAGTATTCATCCAAGCGTCAGCAGACTCCTGACCCTCGTTCTCCATCCTGAGATAGTATTCCTGCCTCATCCTGAACGCAATATAGGCGCACTCTGCCAAGTGTATTTTTAAACCAACATTGCAACACTTGCCTGAATTGAGGCACCTGAATTCCGTCTCATTATGTTTAGCCTGAAGGACTCTAATCTTATTATAAGTCATATCCAATCTGTTAAAAGCAACAAGATCGTTGGGATGTATCTCCCTCTTCGTCATCTACCTATTGCCTTTCTTCTAGCTCTAATAGATTTTTGTCTTTCACGCTGCATTCTCTCTACTCGTTCCTGCATGGGAGACTTAGGTCTCCGCTGAGACACACCCTTCAGAGTCCTGCCCTTGCCTTTGAACTTAAGTAGATCATATTTTTTACACCAATTATATAGCGCCTGTGGAGTAACCTCAATGTTATGTGTCTGCTTAAGTACTTTGCAAATGTCAGTCAGCCTCATCCGCTTTTTGACATAGTGCTCATACAGCCACCCCTTATCTTTATAAGGCTCCATTTTCGCCATCTAAAATTAACGCTCTATCAAGTCTTTTAAAGCATTCGCAAATGTGCCATTCTTCATGACAAATCCAGCCCAAACCGTGATGATAGATTCATCAGAGTTAGGAAGCTCATTAGCGCTCAAGCCATGATCATGCTCCAACGACGCCCTCATCGCACCAACAACATTGGAAGGAAGCCCCATAGGGATATGCTCCGCTTTAACACTAGCAACAGGTGCTACGTAAGGCTTCGAAACAGGCGATACACCCTTTGACGAAAAAACCCTCTTAGTGTCATCATTATCATTATCACTCATATTATTCTCCTTTTTTAAAATACAACGTATCTTACCACGCCGCAATAGCGGATCAGTTAACCCCTGCAAGATTTTTTTCAATTTCTTTTTGGCATCCCCATGTAGAGATACCGATAGCGTCAATCTCATCGTCATTATACTTCTCAATATCGAGAAGATATGAACCAATTCGATCCGCTAACAGACGCCTGACCCTGTGTTTTCTTTCATAAGAAGCTTTTTTCTTAGCTTCTTTCTCTCCCATAGTCACAGACCACGCGAGAATATCTTTCTTAGTTACTCTATTATACCCTATTTGGGTCTTCCAGACCAAAGGCGACGCCTCCACAATTGGAATCTTATGTAGGGAAGCTGTAGCCATAGACGCTCCAACAATATAAGATAGGTCCCTGCTGGTTTGGTAATTCTGAATGTATACCGTTTGCTCAATGTACGCTATGTCGGGTTTAGACGCTGCAATCACACTGGGTAGATTCTCCACAATGCCTTGGATCTTAACCTCCATCCCCTTTTGCTTGATAAGCTCTATCTTGCCACAATCAAGCAAATCAACATCGCCCTGACTATTCATTTCGCACAAAGCCCACGCCAAAGAATGTGTTGCAGGGTCTATGCCAAGAACTTTTCTATTCTTCAAACTGCCTAACGTTTTCATTTAAAATCACTACGAACCTTTACTTCATCCCAACCCCAACCAACTAAACGCATAACAAGCCTCTCCCTCTTGCATTGTTCACAAATATCTTCTTCATTGTATCTAGACAATACGGTGCCACAGTCATCAGTTATGCATATTCTACGAGAAGTAAGCCGAGCTTTCTTATCGTAGTACCTTTGCAATACTTTCTGATTAGTAATTATTTTACGACATTCCGCATTGCAATATATAGCATTATATACTTTAGGCATAAAAGGCTTTTTGCAATCAGGATTGGCGCAGTTTCTAGAGCTTGATACCTTCTTCACTATCACCCCAACAAAATGATTTCGCATCACAATTTTGGCATTTAGGAGACGTAATCTTATACGGTCTTACAGGCAACTGATCATCCAAAAATGCTTGATACCATTTTCTCCACTTTTTGAAAAGCTTGTCAATGAAAACATCATCTCTTT